GTGTTGGTACGTCTGACAACGACATCAACGCCCTTCGTAACAACGGTTCGATTCCAGAAGGCTACTCAGTCAATCACTTCTTGACTGACACCAACGCCTTCTTTGTCATTACCGATGTACCGAATGGCATGAAGCACTTCCAGCGCACCGCGATGGAAACGTCAATGGACGGTGATTTTGATACGGGCAACGTCCGTTACAAGGCTCGTGAGCGATACAGCTTCGGCGTATCCGATCCTCTCGGAATCTACGGGTCTCCCGGCGCTTCCTAAGAGGCACACCAAAGGGGCTTCGGCCCCTTTTTTATTATCCTGACAGCTAGTCTGACTTCCCACGACAGGAGATTGACATGGGACAAACAACCTTCTCTGGACCTATCCGGTCTGGAACCATCAAAGACACCACCGGAACGACTGTTGGCACTGACGTTAAGAACGTCGGTATCGTCAAAAGCGCTCAAACCGCAAGCTGGAGCCAGAGCACCACGGCAGCCGACACCGGAATCGTGATTCCCGCCAACAGCCAGATTGTTGAAATTACAATCTATATCACCACGGCAACCACTGCTGCTAACATTTCAGTAGGAACATCAGCAACCTCAACTGAGTTGTTTACCGCGCTTGCAGCAGGAACCGCAGCCAATGTAATTCTGCACGGCTCTGATGGCACAATTACTGATGCGGATACGTGGATTGACATTGGCGCGTCTGACCTGCCAATTTTTATTGATTTCTCAGCAGGCACCGCTGGTGCAGGTTACATTACTGTTGAGTACGTCCAAGGCATCAACAACGCCTGATAGCGGTTTAGATAATAGGGGCTTCGGCCCCTTTTTGTTTTGAGGAGAATTAAGTGAGCAGCTTATCTCAAATCTTTCAGGCTCACCTGAAGCAAAGCGGTTTTGCGGTGAAGCGTCGGGTAAGGGTAAAAGAGCTTTCGGTTCTTGGCACCGCAACTGCGGGCTTTGTTGATCTGTTTGACACAGATGTGGCACCAGAAAGCGGAACCTACACTCAGGCAGGAACGACTGTTACCGTGACAGATACGGCTCACGGCTTGGCAACTGGTGACATTGTTGGCATATCGTTCGACTCGGGAACGGGTGGCGAAGCGCAGCCGGGTAACTATGAGATTACAGTTACAGGCGCAAACACGTTCACGTTGACCCAAAATAACGCCGTAACCATAACGGGAACCCCTGCTTGTCGTTACGTCGCCTACACACCGGGGCCAAGCGTTACCCCAAAGCGCTGGCTGATGACGAAAGAAACTGCCGCCGCTGACACCTTTGTCAATGTTTTTCAGCTCCCTAATGAGGGCTTTTTGGCGCGGCATGGCGTGTACATGTCAATGTCAAACCTAGCGATTGCAGATATCTTTTTTGAGGGCTAATCATGCGTCGTTACTACAAGGAAGGCGGCAAGACAAAATCAAGCGTTAATAGCGCCGGGAACTACACAAAACCCTCCATGCGAAAGCGTTTATTTAATAAAATAAAGGCTGGCGGTAAGGGTGGCAAGCCGGGACAGTGGTCTGCACGAAAGGCGCAGATGCTGGCAAAGCAGTACAAGGATTCTGGTGGAGGGTATAGAGACTGATGAAAAAGAAAAAGCCGTTGAACATCAAGAAGGCGATCAAGAAGCCGGGTGCGCTCAAGAAGGAGCTGGGCGTGAAAAAAGATCAAAAGATTCCCGCAAAAAAGCTAGCGGCTGCTGCCAAGAAGCCGGGGAAACTTGGTCAAAGAGCGCGGTTTGCTGAAACCCTTCGCAAGATTAATAAGAAAAAATAATGCCTCTCAAGAAGCCACAGAAGTCGTTAAAAAACTGGACCAAGCAGAAATGGCGAACCAAGTCAGGTAAGCCATCAACGCAAGGGTCAAAAGCGACTGGGGAGCGTTATCTGCCAGAGAAGGCAATTAAATCTCTGAGCGACAAGGAATACGCAGCGACAACGCGAAAGAAAAGGGCAGACACCAAAAAGGGCAAGCAGTTTTCCAAGCAGCCCAAGAAGGTGGCCAAGAAAACGTCGAGGCATAGGTGATGGCCAGTAAAAAACCAGCAAAGGGTAAGGCGAAAGTTAAAGTCACCTCGTCTGGCAAGAAGGTCAGTTACGGTCAGGCGGGGAAGGCAAAGGGCGGCGGCCCGAGAGTAAAACCCGGAACAAGTAAAGGTGACAGCTACTGCGCTCGTTCGCTCGGCATCAAAAAGCGGCTCCCCAAGTCCAAGCAGAACGATCCCAACACGCCCAACAATTTGTCAAGAAAGCGCTGGAAATGCTCGGGCGCTAAATCTCGACGGAAATAGCGATGCCTATCAGTAGAGCGCAGATGGGGATGCAGATAAAGAATGCTCCCGGAACCAAAAGAAAAGCGAAGTCGAAGACAAAAAAGGCAAAGAGGAAGAAGTAGATGGCTACAAGTGGCACATACAACTTTACTCTTGACCTGTCCGATATTATGGAGGAAGCGTTTGAGCGAGCGGGCCTTGAGCTTCGCAGCGGCTACGATTATAAGACTGCTCGGCGCAGTCTTGATCTACTCATGCTTGAGTGGCAAAACCGGGGCACAAACCTGTGGACGGTTCGTGACGCAACCCTGTCGCTTGTCCCCGGCACAACAGAATATGATTTAAGCCCCCAGACCCAAGACATTATTGAGGGGCTTCTCAGGACAGATGACGGCGACACCTCCAAGCAGTCAGACCTTACGATGCAGCGGATATCGGTTAGCCAGTACGCGCATCAGACAAACAAGTTAACAGAAGGCAGGCCGCTCCAGTATTACGTCGAAAGAAAGCCGGAGAACCTGACGTTGCATTTCTGGCCAACACCAGACGCCACAACGCCCTATACGTTCGCTTACTACTACATGGAGCGTATCGAAGACAGCGGCAGGCCGGGGTCCAATAACATGGATATCCCTGCACGTTTTCTTCCATGCCTCGTTTCCGGTCTTGCATATTACATTGCCAGTAAGCGGCCCGAGGCTTTGGGGTTGGCACCCCAGTTAAAGCAGGTGTATGAGGAGCAGTGGACCATGGCGGCAGACGCAGCCAGAGAGAAGGCGTCCCTGTATGTCGTGCCCGGAGGCTATGACTACCTATGAGCACCAGCTACGCCAAAGGCAAAAAAGCATACGGCTTTTGTGACCGAACGGGGTTTCGATACCCCATCAGGGATCTTGTTCGCCAGATAGAAAACCAGCGCTGGAATGGCCTTCTTGTTGGCAGAGACGTTGTTGATCAGGACCAGCCGCAGTTGCAGCTCGGGAGGGTTAATGCCAATGATCCGCAAGCACTCAGGTTCCCAAGACCGGACAAGGATCTTCGCGAAAGTCGGGCGCTGTTTGCATTCAACCCCGTTGGGGGCGGCGTTACGGCTCTTGGTAGCCGCACTGTCGGTCTTGATATGGCGGCACTGGCTGGGCGCGTAAAGGTGGAGACAAGCTAATGGCGTTCACATTTACAACCCTGAAGCAGGCGATACAGGATTATGTTGAGTCTGATGAAACCAGCTTTGTAAACAACCTGCCACTGATCATCACGCAGGCTGAAGATAAGATATTAAAAAACATCCAGTTACCTGTATTCAGGAAAAATGTAACAGGATTCTTATCCACGGGAGTCCAGTACCTTGCGTCACCGGATGACTTCCTGTCCGCATACTCACTGGCGATAGACAATTCCGGGTATGACTACCTCCTGTTTAAGGATGTAAACCTAATCAGGCAGGTCTATCCTGACAACACAAGCACAGGCACTCCCAAGGTGTACGGGGTATTTGACGAGAGCTTTTTTATTGTTGGCCCAACCCCGGATCAAGCCTACGAGGTGGAGCTGCATTATTTTCATAAGCCAGAATCAATCACCACATCAGCCAGCGGGGAAAGCTGGCTGGGTACCAATGCCGAGTCAACGCTTCTCTATGGGTGTCTGGTCGAGGCATACACCTACCTTAAGGGTGACGCAGACCTTATGCAGCTTTACATGCAGAAATACACCGAGGCAATGCAGCGTCTTGAGGAGCTTGGCGAGGGGTATAGCACAACCGATAGCTACAGGTCTGGCGCAGTAAGAAAAGGTAGGACATGACATATTCAGCAGAATCTATGATTGGATCTGTTTCCGTTTCCACAACACAAAACAGGGGCTTTAGCCCCGAAGAGGTTGCTGGCCGCTGCGTAGATAAAATCATATCTATCTCAGAAGATGCTGACCCTGTTATCCGAAGCCAAGCCTTGGCATACAAGGAGAACATGAAAAAGTTGATCGCCTTCTATATGAAAGAGGCGATAAACAGCGACAGGACAACGCTTTTTAACGCTCTTTCCGAGGCAGGGCAAAAAGATTTGGCAGAGGTCATAAGGAGACTTTAATGGCAATTACTCAAGCAATGTGCACGTCGTTCAAGCAAGAGCTGCTGACGGCAACACACAACTTTACGGCGTCTACAGGTGACACATTCAATTTGGCGCTATACACGAGCGCTGCAAACCTTGATGCGTCAACCACGGATTACACCACCACCAGCGAGGTAACAGGTACTGGATATTCCGCTGGCGGTGCATCTCTAACCAATGTCACGCCCACCAGTACTGGGACAACGGCGTTTACCGACTTTGCGGACCTGACGTTTGCCAACTCAACCATCACTGCCAGAGGGGCGTTAATTTACAACACAACGGCAGGCTCCGGCACAGGCACAACCAACAGCGTATTGGTTCTGGACTTTGGGTCTGACCAGTCAAGCAGTTCAGGCGACTTCACCATTATCTTCCCGACAGCAGATGCAACAAACGCCATTATTCGGATTGCATAATCATGGCCTTGATTGTTAACGACCGCGTAAAGGAAACGACGACAACGACGGGAACTGGGGCTGTCACACTGGGCGGCGCACAGACGAACTTTGTCACGTTTTCATCTGTATTGTCTGATGCCGACACTACCTACTATGCGATTGTTGATAACGACAATCTGGATTTTGAGGTTGGACTTGGAACGTATGCCTCTACTGGGAACACGTTAACCCGAACTACGGTCTTCTCAAGCTCTAACGCAGGCGCTCTTGTTAACTTTGGTGCGGGTCAAAAAGATGTGTTTATGACCTACCCCGCCGAAAAAGCGGTGTATTTTGATGCGTCCGGTGATCTGGAAGTCACAACCATCAATGGTCTTGAGCTTGGACTTGGAAATACAGGTGGAGACACAAGCGTATCGGTTGGCCGCGATGCGCTTGGAAGCAGCCTCTCAGACGGCGACTTTAATACCGCTGTTGGCGATCAAGCATTAACAAACCTGACAACGGGTGATAACAATGTTGCGATTGGTCAAAAAGCCCTTGAAGGATTAACCACCGGAGATAGCTCCACCGCTGTCGGCACTGAGTCGGCACAGAAAAACAATGCAGATTACACGACAGCCGTAGGTTTTCGGGCGCTGGAAGAGAACACCACTGGTGAAGACAACACGGCTGTAGGTGCGTTTGCTCTTGAGGACAATCAAACCGGAGACCGAAACACTGCCATTGGTTATTCTGCCCTTGAGGAAATGATTGACCAAAATGACAACACCGCTGTTGGATTTAGAGCGCTTGAGCAGTGTCAAGATGGGTCTCAAAATACCGGCGTTGGATCTGGCGCGTTAGACACTACAACCTCTGGCACTCGCAACACCTCGGTTGGCTACCAGAGCATGACCGCTAACACCACTGGCATAGACAATGTTGCGGTTGGTGCCAGTGCAATGGGCGTCAATGTGTCAGGCAGCGAAAACACTGCTGTTGGTGCCTCCGCAATGACCAACATGACCTCTGGCTCTAACAACACTGCTATTGGTTATGACGCCGAGCCGTCAGGCGGCTCTGTTAGTAATGAAGTTACTGTTGGAAATACCTCAGTCGATAAATTTCGGGTTCCGGGTGTTAACTTTGTTATTGATAACGGCAGTGTCGGTATAAACGGTGACGCGCCCAGTACAGAGGTTGAGATCCACAAAGATCGCAATCCCGTCCTGACATTAACCAGCACACTGAATGATTCGGGCTATCTGAACCAGAGCTACGGAACCATATCGTTTGCTTCAGATGATGTTTCTGGGCCGGGGGCTGGTGACGCTAGGGCCACCATTTCCGCTGTCAGCACAACCTCTACGGGTGCGGCTGGAGCACTTGCCTTTTCAACGACGACAGGCGGCTCTGGAGAGCAAGTTTCGGAAAGAATGCGCCTGACGCATCAGGGCCGATTGGGCTTGGGAACAACGACACCCAGTACGTCGTTTCATATCAGTCAGTCCAGCGCAATTGTTCGGGTGCAGGATTCGGATGGCACCAATCAATATATTGAGATGGTTCATTCGGCGGGTGGCTCTCAGTTTAGAGCAAGAAACAACACCAACAATGGCACCATTCAGTTTGCCGGTCTTAACGGGACAGCAACGACTGAGTACGGCAGGTTTACTGCACAAGGCCGATTTGGGGTGGGAACCACAGCTCCCGCATACCCCATAGAGCTGAAAGCGGCCAGCGGCGCGACAATAATCAATGTTAAGGCCCCTACAACAACAGACCAGTCACACGTCTTTTTCTCTGACACGTCAAATGGAGTGGGTCGCCTCACTTACGACCACAGCATTGACGCGATGGTGTTCCATGTCAATGGTGCTGAAAGAGCCAGAATAACTGATGCTGGCAACGTGGGTATTGGCACCGCTAGCGTCAATGCGGTTGCGTCTTATCGAACGCTAGAAATAAACGGTGGTACGGACGTTGGCGGGGCAATTCGCCTGTCATCGGATGGAACAGAGGAATATGCATTAGCATTTAACTTTAACGGCAATGCTTATTATGGCGGTTCGACACAGACAGTATTAGGAACAGTGACGAACGACAGTTTCACGAAGGGTTATATTCTAAGCAAAACGCAACACATTTGGTACGACCCTTCTGATGGTGTGGCAGAGTTCATGCGTATCGCCGCCAACGGGAACTTGGGGATTGGCGACTCCAGCCCCACCTACAAAACAGTAATCGCAGGTACTACCTCTCTGGCAATTGATACAGAGGGCTTACTCTCAGACGCCTCAACTACCACCGTGGGAGTTACGGCTGGAGGCCAGAGCCTTAACCTGCGTGGCTCAGGAAGCGGAGAAATCAAGTTCAGCATCGGTTCTAGTGAGAAGATGCGCGTCGCCTCCAGCGGAAACGTGGGCATAGGCACAAACACCCCCGCTCAGGCTCTTGAGGTGGCTGCTTCCGTACCCCGAGTCCGTATCACGGACAACAACACGCCTGCAGCCACATCCACGTCTTTTCTTGAGTTCCAAGGGTCTGATGCTCGGGCTGGTGTTATCTACACTGACAGCAATGGCTTTAACGTGCAGGCTGATGGTGCTGGCGCTGGGCCTATTCGGTTCTTGACGAATGGCTCGAATGAGCGAGCACGGGTCGACGCTACCGGCAATTTCTTGGTAGGTAAGGCGTCTGCGGGATTTGCCGTCGCCGGATGCCGCATACAGCAAACGGGCGATGTTCGCATATCCAAAGCAGGCGCGGCCTCTGACACGATGGTGGGCTTCTACAAGAACGGCTCTGCTACTGCCGTGGGTACAATTACGTCAACCAGCACCGCTACGGCCTACAACACCTCCTCAGACGAACGCCTGAAGGAGAACATCGTAGACGCCCCCGCGGGTAACATCGACGCCTTGCAAGTTCGCTCGTTCGACTGGAAGGTAAATGGGGAGCATCAGGAGTACGGCTTCATTGCTCAAGAGCTAGAGATCGTAGCGCCCTACGCTGTCACCCCGGGCGAGACCGACGAGAAAACCGGCGAGGAAGGCATGAAGTCTGTGGACTACAGCAAGCTGGTCCCCATGCTGGTCAAGGAAATCCAAGACCTCAAGGCCGAAGTAGCGGCACTTAAAGGAGCATAAACAATGTCACACATTTGGAAAGTCGTAACAATGGATTATCTGGTTCAGAAGGATGGTCTGGACAATGTGGTTACCATAATCCACTGGACCTGCTCAGGGGCGGACGAACATGGTAATACCGGCTCCGTGTATGGAACGCATAGCCTTCCGGCTCCTGACCCAAACAACTTCACGCCGTGGGCGGATCTTGATGAAGCTACTGTTTTGACATGGATGAAAAACGACATGATTGCCAAAGCGGAGCCGGGAGAAAATCCTCCTTTAGACATTGAAACTCGCGTGGATGAGCAGATTGCCGAAAAAGCTAACCCCTCTGAAGGATCTGGCACTCCTTGGTAATTGTTAAATATAGGGCAGGTTAAGAGCGATGTTTGGCGTATCGTCATTTTCGGAAACACCGTTCTCTACAACCGTTCAAGGCCCTATAGGCGTTACTGGGGTTCAGGCTGATGGGGAGGTTGGGAATGTAACCCTGTCGCTTGGCACGAGCGTTTCGGTTACGGGCGTACCTGCAACGACCGCTGTTGGTGATGTCCGCGTTGTTGTCGGCGAAGAGATTCTTGTCTCTGGGGTGGAGGCAGAGGGTCAGTTAGGCGACGTAGAATTAAGTCTTGGAAGCCGCATTTCAGTCACAGGAGTTGAGGCGGCTGGAGAGGACGGCACTGTAGTAGTCTCTATAAGCTCCAGTGTATTCCCCTTGGGGGAAGAGGCACAGGGTCAAAATGGCACTGTTGAAGTTAGCATCTCTGCAAATGTCTTTGTTATTGGAATTGAAGCCATTGGAGAGGTTGGCAGGATATTCTTTTGGTCAGCAATTGATCCAGACCAAGACCCAACTTACTCAGAAATAACTCCACCCAGCTCAGTAAGCTGGGAGGAAATTATCCCAACCCAAAACCCTAACTACGAAGACATTGCTGCGTAAAGGATCTTAGTATGCCGAGTACATTTACCGGAAATCTCCAAATCGAAAAGATGGCGACTGGAGAAAAAGCTGGTCAGTGGGGAAGCATCACCAACACCAACTTTGACCTGCTGGATCAAGCTGTCGATGGGGTTATTGACATTGCCCTGACCACCGCCGGGGATAGCGCAAACCCAACGCAAATTGATATTGATCAGGGCGCGGTTTCTGATGGACGTAACATGTCAATCAGATTTACAAGCGCATCGGATCTTGGCGGGACGGCGTTCGTTCAGCTCAACCCCAGCACTGTGGAGAAGGTGGGGCTTTTCCGAAACGATCTTAGTGACGACAGGGGCATTTTGATCTTTCAAGGCGACTATGATTCGTCTCGCGACTTTTTCCTAGCCAATGGAAAAGATGCCATTTTGAAGTTTGATGGGGGTGGAACGTCCTCCGCAACAGTCTCAAATGCGTTCTCCGACGTAACATTCGCAAGCCTGACATCAACAGGGCTTACCGATGACGCCACCGACACGGTATTGACTCTGGAGGGCGGCGGAACAGATGCGAGTGACGTATCAACAGCAAGATTGACTCTCGCCCAAAACACAACCGCAGATTTTCAAGCGGGAAGCGCCAAGGTCTCAATTGGTGACGGAGGTGTTGGTGGGACAACAATGTCTCTTATCGTTGACGGCACATCATTCGCTTCCTACAACCAAGTTCAACAAAATCTTCTTCTTGAGGCAGGGGCAGATGTTCGTATCACAGCGGATAATGTTGGGATAAATGACACCTCACCATCTGCTGAGCTTAGCATCAAAGACAGCAGCCCAACACCGAGTTCTTCTACAACCGAATTAAATATAGAAACAGATAGCGCCACACTTATGACGGCTAAGCTGACACTTTCCAATGCCGGGGTGAATGGCGAGGTTGGCAAGGATAGCGGTCAGGTCGGGGGTGTTTATTTAAGAGATAACCAAAACGACGCCACATTCATCTCTTTTGCCAGTGGTGATGCCGCAATCTTTACTGCTGGAAGCCGGGTATTGCCTGACTTCAAGGTGACCGCAACGGGCAATGTTGAAATCAAAAATGATTTAACTATCGAAAATGATTTAACTGCTGAAGGTGATCTCACCCAGACAAGTAGCACCGCAGTAAACACGTACTTCACGCAGTCCATAAGCAGTATTGCAAATGCCACTTGGAATAGCGGCGTGTTTAATGACGGCGACTACATTCTTACGGGCGGCGCTGGCGGAACTGTTTATTATGTAAGTGCTTCATCTGGATCGGTGACCTACCCAGCGGCTGACATCACACTTACTAATGGCAACCTAACTGTTGGAGGGAGTTCTGAGTTTAATGGCCGTATCAACGAGCAAGAATACAGCCTGACGGGTACTGATATTGACCCAGACAACGGCACTATTCAGTACAAAACGCTTTCTGGAAACACCACCTTCACAGAGTCTTTGTCGAATGGCGACTCTGTGACTCTAATGATTGATATTGGCTCCGCGATTACCGTCACATTTCCGACAACAAGGTGGGTTGGAGGTAACGCACCAGCTCTGGAGATAACCTCTGGAAACGGTTACAACATCATTGAGTTTTGGAAAGTCCAAGGTAACTTGTATGGCGCGTTTGTTGGAGCGGCTACCTAGTGCTTAAATCAAAAATGTTAATGGCAGCAGCGGGGTCATCTGGCGACATTCCGGTATTTTATGTAGTGTCGGAGCAAGGCTTGCTGCCTAATGATGCGCCGGGAGAGTCCTATCAGCGGCCCAGCAACCCAAAAACATCTCCGGGCATAACCATCAACAGCACCCAAGGATCATACTCTAATCTTTATGCCATAGGCTTCGCGGCGTCAACACAACTTAGTTACAGTGGAGTTAAAAATAGCGCTGGCAACATCATTACCCCGCTGGCCAGCGGAACCAGCACCTTAGGAAGCTCGGTTGCCGTAGACCCCGTAGAAACTGGCACATATTCTTTTTACGCGGAAAACGATGCCTCTGCTGGCGGTTTCTTTGCTACCGAGCATGGTTCTGCGCTAAC